ATTTAATTTTATTGAGTGTAATTATATACCTGATCAAGCAAAATTTATAGCATTAGGTATGGACTTTGGTTTTACAAATGATCCAACAACTTTAGTAGGTGTATGGATAAATGGTCTAGATTTATATATAAAAGAGTATTTATATAGAACAATGATGACAACTAATGATATACATAAATTTTTAAAAGACAATATTAAGAGGGAGATAATTTATGCAGATAGCAGCGAACCACGAATAATTACAGAGTTAAGAAGAATGGGTTGGAATATTAGACCAAGTATAAAAGGCAGAGATAGTATAAATGCAGGTATTGATTTACTAAAACGATACAAAATACATATTATAGACACGAGTATAAATACAATAAGAGAGTTTAAAAATTATAAATGGAAAGAAGATAAAGCAGGTAAATTAACTAATATACCAATTGATTTAAATAATCATACAATTGATGCCATTAGATATTGTACTTATTCTATTTTATCACAACCAAACTTTGGTCGGTATGCAATTAGATAGTTGACTTATATTTAGATTTTATATATATTCATATTAAATAAATAAATAAATAATTATGAAAAATCTATATTTACATTGGTCAAACGAAGACTTATTAAGACACTTTGATTTCTTGCTTGAAAAAATCTCTGAATCTTCTTATTACTCAAAAAGATATAATAATGAATATAAACTTGTTTTCAACGAGATCAAAAGAAGAAATATTGATTAATAAATTATTTATAGTTGCAGAATATACAGATATTTTGTAAATTAAAATCAAATAAATAAATAATGAGAAAATTAAAATTCAAAATATTCGGTTATTATCTTGATATATATTATCGTGGTAAATATGTTGGTAATATACGATTAGATAAGCCAGATAGAGAAGTGATGGGATATAGTGGTCGTATTACTGAAATATTGACAGAAGACTTATTGCTTACACAAAAAAACGGAACACCAATCAAATTGCTGATACCATCAGGAATGGAGATTACATCAATGTGTTATCCTTTGTGTGGTAGATTAGAAGGTAATAGATTTGATCAAATAAATACTATTTATAATTCAAAATTAGGATATGGCAAGTAGATATATATACGATAACAGACATATAACTGAAGGTGATATTTTTTATTCATCTTGGGGTTATGATCAAACAAATATAGATTTTTATAAAGTAAAAAAAAGAATTGGTAAAGGTAGTGCTTTGGTTGTTCCTGTTGAAAATAAAATAGTACACGATAAAAGTAGCCAATACAGTGATAGTGTTGTGCCTTATACTGCATCAGAAGGAAAACCTTTTAAATGTAGAATTAAATATGTATGTTGGGATAATTACAAAAAACCAAGAATAAGTATAGGTCATCGTGATGCTTGGTTGTGGGATGGTGTTCCAAAAATGCAAACTAATTCATTATATTGGAGATAATATGAGTACAGATGAATTGATTAATATTAGTAACGAACTATCTAATAAAGATATTGTTGAATTAATAAATATGAATAGTCACAGGTTGTTTATATGGAACCCACAAGATAAAACGTGTTACGATTTAGATGATGAAGTACCTGCTTCTTTAAACGGATCTTCTGTGCAAATAAATTTACAACAAGAAGATTTTAAATTTAAACCTATATTGAGTAAATAATGAACACTTTTGGTTGGATATTAAAAAAATTTTTTGGCAGTAATGAATTAAAATATTGGTTAATTATACCAAAATATGTAAATACAAAAAAAGAAAAACAAGAGTTAATAAAAACACATACAGCTTTTATGAAAGAAAAAATACAAATAAAATGAAATATTTACACCCATTAAAAAGAAAATTTGTAAGTAAAAAAGAATATTTTAGCTTTGTATTAAGTAAAAATTTTCCAAAGAAACCATACAATAAGAAAATCAGCTAACATAATTTTTTTTCATAGGTATGTTGTTTTAGGGTTTTTCCGTTAGCTGTTTAATAGGTAGTCAGAAATGGCTACCTTTTTTTTTTAAAATTAATTAATTAATATTGTTATATAGTTATGAGAATCAAAATAAATGTACCAGATAAGTTAAGTGATGTTACATTAGAACAATATCAAGAATTTCTAAATATACAAGACAAAGAAGAAGATCAATATATTGTTGGCTCAAAAATGATAGAAATTTTTTGTAAAGTACCATATGGTAATATAATAGAATATCGTATGTCACATATAAATAGAATTTCAAAAACACTTACTAATTTGTTTAAACAAGAACAAAAAACACTTATAAGACATTTTGAAATAGACAACATTAGGTATGGTTTTATTCCTGAACTTGATCAAATGACTTTTGGCGAGTATGTTGATTTAGATACTTATTTTAAAAATTGGGATGATATGCACAAAGCTATGAGTGTATTATATAGACCAATAACACAAAAATATAGTGATCGTTATAATATAGAAAAATACAAAACAACTGATGGCGAACATATGAAAAAAATGCCTTTAAATGTTTGTTTTAGTAGTATTGTTTTTTTTTACAATTTAGGCAACGACTTGAGCAGGATTATGCTGGGTTATATGAATCAGGAGGAGAGGGAAGCTTTTCAGCAGTTTCAAATTTCGGACAAAAGTGGGGTTGGTATCAATCAATTTATGCACTCGCTAAGGGAGATGTTACAAAATACAAAGATATTACTGAACTAAATATGCACGAATGTTTATATGCTTTAGAATTTATAAAAGAGAAAAACGAATTAGAACAAAAACAAATAAAAAAAAATTTTAAATGAGTAACATAGGTGTAAGAGGTTTTTACTTATTAACTACAAAAATAAAAGATACATTGTTAGCAGATGAAAATGTAAATAGCGTTACAACAGGAGACATTACTAAGATTGATTTAGCAAAACAAACTATATATCCATTAAGTCATATATTAATAAACAATGTAACACAGGAGGAACAAATATTAAGGTTTAACATAAGTGTAATTTGTATGGATGTAGTTGATCAAAGTAAAGAAGAAACTACAGATATATTTATAGGTAATAACAATGAACACGATATATTAAACACTCAGTTAGCAGTTGCAAATAAATTAATTGAATTATTAAGGAGTGGTACATTATACACTGACAAATTTCAACTAGATGGTGTTGTAAGTTGTGAACCTTTTTTTGATCGGTTTGAAAATGAAGTGGCTGGTTGGGTTGCTACAATGGATATTTTAATTGATAATGATATAAATATTTGCTGATGATATTAGATAATCTAAAACAAGTTTTACAGGAGTTCGGTGCAAAGGTTGTATATGAAGCTAAATTCAATGCACAAAAAAATGCTTTAAGTGGTAAATTGTTAAATAGTATTGGTTTTAGAAAGAAAGTGGATATGAGACAAAGTATAGTAACTTTTTTTATGGAGAAATATGGTCAATACCAAGATTTAGGTGTAAAAGGTACTAAAAAAGGAGAAAGTGTAGGTAAAAAATATTATGGCAATAATTTTAGAGAATTTAAATATACTACAAAAATGCCACCACCAAGTAGTTTTGATCAATGGGTTATAAGAAGAGGTGGAAAATTTAATAAAGTAATTAGAGATAGTAAAGGAAGATTCGTAAAAAGAAGCGTTGATAGTGTTGGTTTTAAAAAATCATTGACATTTTTAATAGCAAGATCTATATTTGGTAAAGGTATAAAACCTACTTTATTTTTTACTAAACCTTTTAATAAATACTATACTAACCTACCTGAACAAGTTGCAAATGCTTATGGTCAAGATTTTGATACTTCTGTACAATTAATATTTGATAAAAAATAAAATGGCAATATACAAAGTAAATATAAATAGCCCTGTATATATAAAAGTAGCAAATGCTGGTGGAGGAGTTGAATCAAACGCATTAGCTGACTGTGATTTAACAATTTCTATATTTAGTGGTACATATCAAACATCACCTAGTACAACATATCAACTAAGAAAAAATGAAGTCGCTAATAATAACTTTGTAATATTTGAAATAGGAGAACTAATAAGAGATTATATTGAATATAGTTTCAGTGGAACATTTGGTAATAATGGTTTAAATGTATGGGTAAAAACTGTAGCAACACCAAGAAATAGTGCTGGTACTGCTCTTGATGTAATAACTACAAATATGTTAGCTTTTGATGGATATGGATATTTTGAAGAAGGATTTACAACTGAAACACAAACTAACAATAATACAACATTATCACTAAGCAGCTTTCT